TATTTATAAAAAACCATTAATGAAAAAAGATATTAGAACTATGACGTTAACAGAAAGGTATAAATATATAAACGAACAAAAACGTAAAAAGTTTAACACTATAACGCAAAAAAAAAATGAACGAAAGTAGACATATAAAAAAAGAATCACTATTAGCAGCACTTGAACAAAGTTTAGGAGTTGTTACAGTAGCTTGCAAGAAAGCAGACATACCAAGAAGTACTTACTATAAATGGTTAAATGAAGATAATATATTTGCTAAAGAAGTAAAAGATATTGAGAATATTGCTTTAGATTTTGTTGAAAGCAAATTATTTGAAAATATAAGAGATGGCAAGACATCTGAAATGATTTTTTATTTAAAAACTAAAGGAAAAAGCAGAGGGTATATTGAAAGGCAAGAAATAACTGGTGCTGATGGTATGCCTACAAACTTTCAAATAGAGATTATTGAAAATAAAAACTAACGTAGTATTTAAGCATTTACTACATTCAAAGAATAAAATAACAATAGAGCAAGGTGGAACTAGGTCTGGAAAGACTTATAACATTTTGCTTTATATTATTTTTAAGTACTGTTTAGAGAACACGAACAAAACTATTACAATTTGCAGAAAGACTTTTCCTGCTGTACGTTCTTCTGTTATGCGAGATTTTTTAGATATACTAAAAGCACATAACTTCTATTTAGAGGAAGCACATAATAAATCTAACCACGAATATAAGCTAAACGGAAACCTTGTAGAGTTTATATCTTTGGATCAACCACAAAAAGTTAGAGGTCGTAAAAGGCATTTACTATTTATAAACGAAGCAAACGAATTAGACTATGAAGATTGGCAACAGTTAATTTTCAGAACTGAAGATAAGATAATACTAGACTTTAATCCTTCAGATGAGTACCATTGGATTTATGATAAAGTAATACCAAGAAATGATGCAGACTTTTTTATTACTACTTACCTCGATAATTATTTTTTAAATAAAACTATAAAAGAAGAGATTGAAAGATTAAAAGAAACAGATGAATCTTACTGGCGAATTTATGGTTTAGGATTAAAAGGAGTATCTAAATCAACTATATTTAATTATATAGAAGTAAACCATATACCACACGATGCGGAGTTTGTAAGTTATGGTGCAGATGCAGGATATTCTAACGACCCTACAACACTTGTAAGCGTTTATAAGAAAGAACATAACCTTTATATCAAAGAACATATTTACCAAACACAAATGACGACTTACGATATTGCTAAGAAGTGGAAAGAGATTGGTATTGAAAGAGAAACAATTTACTTTGATAGTGCAGAGCCAAGATTGATTGAGGAACTTAAAAGAATGGGTTTTAATGTACGACCAAGTTTAAAAGGTCCTGATAGTGTTAATGCAGGAATTGACTTATTAAAACGCTTTAAAATACATATAGAGAAAGATAGTAATAATTGCATACAAGAATTTAAAAACTATAAATGGCAAGAAGATAGAAGCGGTAAAATGATAAACAAGCCAATTGAAAAAAACAACCATACAATAGATGCTGTTAGATATGCAACGTATTCAGTTTTAAGCAAACCAAACTTTGGTAGATATGCTATCCAATAAAAAATAATAAAAACAACTATATACTTATATGAAAGTAGAATTAATTATACCTAATAGTTTAAATGAAATTACACTTGGTCAATATCAAGAATACATAAAACTTGATAAACTAACGGAAACAGAATTGTCTTATAAAATGATTGAAATTTTCTGTGGGTTAAAAGCGGATCATATTAGATTATTAAAAGCTAAAGATGTACAGGATATTGTTGCAATAATTTCTGTAATGTTTGAAGATAAACCTAGTTTGGTACATACATTTAAAATGAATGGTATTGAATATGGATTTATAAATAACCTTGATGAGATGAGTTTTGGGGAATATATTGACTTAGACACTTTTATAGGAGATTGGGATAATATTGAAAAAGCTATGTCCGTTTTATATAGACCAATTGAATTAAGGAAAGGTAGCAGATACCATATAAAAGAATACGGAGGTGGAGCTGCAGACCATTTAAAAGATATGCCTTTAGACGCTGTAATGAGTTCTATACTTTTTTTTTACAATTTAGGGAACGAACTATGTCAAGTTATGATGAGCTCTTTAACGGAGGAGGAAGACAAGAACTTACAAGAGTATCTCAATTTGGGGGGAAGTGGGGTTGGTACTCAAGCGTTTATGCTCTCGCTCAATCAGATATTAGAAGATTTGAAGATATCACTAAATTAAAGATGCACGAATGTTTATTATTTCTAACTTTTGAAAAAGAGAAAAACGAAATAGAAGCATCACAAATTAAGAATAAGTTTAAATAAATTCAATGCAAGGAATTAGAGGATTTTATCAATTAACGGAAACTATTAAAAACCAACTTTTAGAGGATATAAATTGTAATACAGTTACAACTGGAGATATTACAGAGATTGATACATCTAAGCAAACAATATTCCCTTTATCACATATAATTGTAAACAACGTTACAACTGATGAGCAATATTTATCTTTTAACATCACAGTACTTGCAATGGATATTGTGGATGAAAGCAAACAACCAACATCAGATATATTTAGGGGTAACAATAACGAGCAAGATGTTTTAAATACACAGTTAGCTGTTTTAAATAGATTAACTATGATTTTAAGAAAGGGAGATTTATATAGAGATTTATACCAATTAGACGGAGTACCTAGTTGTGAGCCTTTTTACGAAAGGTTTGAAAATAGATTAGCAGGTTGGGCTTGTACTTTTAATATCTTTGTAAAGAACGATATTGATATATGCAATTAGAAAAAACAAGAGATGCTTTAAATAAGTTTGCTAAATACGTTGTTCAACAATCAAGGAGTAATCTTACTAAAAGCGATAAGAACGTTTCTAAGGAACTCTACAACAGTATTGGGTACAAGTTAAACGTTTCTAAAAATAGTTTTGGATTAGACCTTGTAATGCAAGATTACGGAGTGTTTCAAGACAAAGGGGTAAAGGGTAAAACAAGTTCAGCTAAAGCACCTAATAGTCCTTTTAAGTTTGGAAGCGGAACAGGAAAAAAAGGTGGCTTAACAAATGGGATTGATAAATGGGTTAGGAGAAGAGGTTTTCAGTTTAGGGATAAGAAAGGTAAATTTTTAAGTTATCAATCAACTGCTTTTTTAATTACAAGAAGTATATATAATAAAGGAATCAAGCCAAGTATGTTTTTTACTAAACCATTTGAGAAAGCATTTGCAGGATTAAATGAAGACCTTATACAAGCGTTTGCATTAGATGTAACTAAATTTATGGAAACAACAATAAAAGACAATTTTAAAAAGTAACAAATGGCAATAAATACAAGAAGTCCTTATTATGTTAATACATCAATAACAGATACTTCATATACAACTTTAGACGTTTATATCTGGGAGGGTTTAGTTACTGCAACTACGACACCAAAATATAGTTTAAAGAAATATGCAATAAGCGGAAGTAATAAAGTAGGTTATGAGATTGCTGAATTAGTAAGAGATTATATTGATGTTACATTTGAGGGCGATTATAATGGGCAGTCGGTTTGGTATAAATCAACTATAAAGGTTTATAATTCTTCTGCTGTGTTATTAAATACTATTGATCATCCTACACAATCTGCATTTAATAGCTATTCTTATTTTGAAGAAAATGAATCATTTAATTTGGATTACAAATCTTTATTAATAACTAATAGAGAAATGTTTGTTTTAGCTGATAATGTTTTCAGAATACCAGTAAATACAATTAATAGTCCAACTGTTTTATTTTTAAAAAACGGAGAAGTAGTATCAACTCAAATATTAAGTTCTTCTACTGAGAGTTCTAATCAAATAAAATATATTTCCGTTGATGGTGTTACAGGTAATTACGATTCTTTTAAAAGCCGAGTTTTAGAAGATAACGGAACTTTTGAAAATACTAAATGTCTTAAACACTTTTTAAATAAGTTTGAAATTGGAGAAGTTGATACAGTAAGAATATCAGATATAAATGGTTTACAAACAATAAAAATAAAAACATTAGATGAATGTAAATACGATCCAAAGAAAGTAACATTTATAAATAAATTTGGTGCATTACAAGATATGTTTTTCTTTAAAAAATCAGTTGAAAAAATGACTGTTAAAAAGGAATCGTACAAGGC